TTCAAGTTCAAGCGTGACTTCAGCCCGTTTAATCATCTTTAAAATCTTGGCATCTGGGACATCGGTTGAGCTTATGTTAATCACATCACGCACGTCATCAGCAGTCACGCTTGCCATATTCAAAGCCTCAACTCTCTAATATGAAAAACCTTTAAAAATGCCTTTTTTACGAAAAACGTGACACAAAAAGAATAATTCAAAAGATGAGGCTTAAAAAACAAATTTCAAAAAACGTTACACGTTTTCCCAAAGCTCAAGTTGTTTAAGCCCCTTCTCGGTTATCCTATATGGTGCTCTCTCTTTTTTCTCTCCAACTTTTTCAATCAACCTATTTTTCAGCAGAAATTTCAGGGTGCGAGCAAAGATGCTGTGGGATGTGCAAACATGAATCGTTGCTCTTTCAAGGTCGGTCCAGCGAAGGTTGTTTTTCGCTAATTTCTTAAGAATTTCTTTGCTTCTTTGCATTGTGGTGTCAGCTACTTTGCTCAACTGAGTATCACCTCAACCGGTTTTTGTTTGCTTTTATGTGGCGGCGTATGATAACGACAAATCATAACAACGTCTATGTTTTCTTTCGTGTAAAATTGTAAGGCTTGAGTATCCGGCTTGTAAGGCTCCATTTTTCTGCCGCAGAAGGGACAGTATATCCAGCAGTCACAAACAGCCAAATCAGCCGGCCTTCTGCGACATATGATTTTCCCACATTCTGAACATTTACCGCAAGCGTGGCCAACTTTAGCAGCCATTCTTAGACTTCCTCTCCGAGAATATCAGCTATGTACCAGCCAGTGCCAGCGTTTTGGTTTCGAATCTGAAAAGTCACCCCAGAACCGACGGTGTAAAATTTGCTTTGGAAAATGAGGATTTGAGTTTGTTCTCTCCACCACAACCACATGTCAGCTAGAGATCCGTCGATGTAGATTTCGGCTATGTTCATTGTGGCGTCTTCGGTCATGAGTTTCAAACCGTAAATATGCAAGGTTCCTGAAGGAGTGTAACTGTAGATGTTTGTTCCAGCTGGAGGGTTTTGTGCAGGCTGAACACCGAACCATGTTAAGTCTTGAAGTTTCGGTAGTGTTGTGGGGTCCAAATTGAAGTTTATAAAATCCAGATAGGTTGCTCCGAATCCCGAATAATATTTTATTTGAATGGCAACGATGTATTTGTCTGCTTGTGGTCTGGCTGTTTTAACTTCCCAAGCAGCTGAGCCTGTTTGGAAATCGCTATAAGAAATTGAGCCATCCTGATAGAAAAACTGGAATCTAACAGTTCGTCCAGAACCGCTTGCTTTGATCGCAAATGTGATGCTTTTAAGTTTGTTGCTGTAAACGGCTGGTGTGAATATCTGTGTTACGTAAGCCCCGGTTGACTTTAACTTGCAGCTTTTGGTTCCAACTTTCGGATTTTCAGGATAGTTATAATCTGTTGAAATCTCGGCATTATAAACGCCATCCCAACCTTCAAAATCGTTCTCAAAATATCCATTCACCAAATTACCGAGATTCCTGCCTAAAGTTCCTAAAATTATTGATTTGATAATTTCAACTGTTTGCGGGTCTGTTGGCTGGTCAAGTTTCGTTAATATATCGGTAAGTTTTTCCCAAATCGCTTTGAACGCTTCATGTCTTCTTTCCCAAGTTATGTTGGACATAGACTGTATTTCTCCCTGAACAATCGAATTTAAAAAATGGGGATTTTGGAAAGAGACTGGTTTAGAGTCTAAGTTTAGAGTGTTGTCTTTATGTTTGTCATTCGGGCTACTGCTTTGCTGCGTAGGATGCCGTAGCCTATGCGCTCACTTGCCACTATGCCAAAGACACCGTTTTTCGGGTCTTCATAAGGCTCGGTTGTTATATCTCTGCGAACAAGCATTACACCTGCAACAGTTTTTTCAATGGCATGCGCTGTTCCGTTAGTGCAGAGGCTGCTTTTGAAAATTTTCATGGTTAACGCTTGACCAATAAGGCCTCTTGCAAGCTCTGTCTGTTCGCTTGGCAAATACTGAGAGTTTATGAATTCTGTAGCCGTAAACAGCTGGCTTGCCTGTTTGGGATGTAGAATTAATGTGTCAGGGTGGAAGTCTTCGCTTTCAACAGCGTCCCACAACGAGACGGCTTTGCTCCAACTCATGGCGGTTCCGCCGCCTGCAAGCTCTGCGCCAGTAGCCAGATTGCTCGCAGAAATTCCAGCGTATAAGGCTATGATTTTCTCGGTTTCAATCTGGGCTATTGAGCGTCCAAGTTCTTCGAGTTGACGGTTCATAACGTTCCATTTGGCGTCTTCAGCAAACTCTCGGGTCCATTCAACGCCGTCTTTCAAAACGACATTCACGGTTACGTCAACCCAGTCGTAGCGTTCGCCATGAATGCGTATGGTTCCGCCTTCACTGCCAACATAGGCAACGCTTTTCTTGGCTCTTGGAAAACGCTCAAGCGCATCTGTTGTGGTGCGGACATCAATGATTTCTCTGCCGATTAAATTTGGTTTCGCTGCCTCAACAACAACATCATGGATTCTGCCGAGAGCACCTACCATGTCGCTGAGTATGCCCTCTTTCATTCCAGCCTTCAAATACTGCATTATGAATGGGTTTCTCCCAGACTCTGCCTTTTTGACTCTCTGCTCAAACTCAGCCTTGTACCATTCTTCGTTTAGCAGTGACTCATGGAATTTAGGTGAAGGAATCTGACGCATTTTACTTCACCACAATTATGCTGATGAGGTCTCCAGCCGCTGATGCTGCTTGTTCAGCGTAAGCGAAGGCTCTGCTGTAGTAAATTGTGTACGTCGCGACGCCACCTTCGTCAACCGCTTGATCAGTGAGAGCTAAGACTCTGGCAGAAGAGTCCCCGCCGTAAACTGCTTGTCCCCGTGCAATTGTGCCTCCTGCCTCTACTTTGACCCTGCCCCTTACAACAACGCCGACTGTTTCCCCTACAGCTCCATCCTTGGTTGCAATGCCAATGCAGTCCTGGGCGCTTGTTGCTGGGCTAATTTTGCTGTCAGAGCTTAAGTAAACTGCTTGACCTTTGGTTACTGCAGCTTCAACTTCATAGTCGATAATTAGAGCTCCTTCAACTGGCTCAAGAACGTCGCCTGCCACCAGATTTGGTAGCCCTGTTAAATCAGCCATTTATCTCTCCTCTTTTCATCTTTCTTGGTTTCAACGGTTCGTCCCGTTTACTCCCATGTCACAGTTAATCGTGTGACTGTGATTCAGGCAATTGAAACTCACGCAAAACTTTGAGCAGTTCTTGAACGAGCATTTGGCAGCCTGGACGCCAAGCCTTCCAAATATGTATCGCTGGAATTTTGCCTTTCACGGTCTCGTACAGTTTTGTGTATCGTTCTTGCCAGAAAGTCTCTGTTTCAAGTTTCTGTTTCTGAATGTCAGCTAGTTTGGCTTCTGCCACACCAAGTTTT